TTTTATCCGCCCCAAAATCTAAAGCCGCAACAGCTGCATTAGTTGCAGTTGATGAAGTGTTATAGATTAAAGCTCCTCTAGCAGTCAACGTTACGCCAGTGAAAGACCTGTCAGCAAAATCAACTATTGCAACACCTGATGCAATTGAAGTATTATTACCTGTAAGCTTTCCACCGCCTGCTGAATATTGACCACTGTCACCAACTTCATTACCGGTTGTGTAAGAAGTAGTAGCAGAGTTTAGAGTAGCAGAGGAAGAATAAAGAGCTATTTTATAAACATCAGTACCAGTCGCAAATGAATGGTCCCCATCTAGTAACTGTTTTTTAAACGAGTTAGCAAGTGCTTGTGTTATAGCCATAGTTTATCTCCTTATTATTATTTTCCGACTCGAGGAACACCTGATTGATATTCATCTCGTCTTCGTCTTCCCATTTGTTCTATAGAGAAGCCTTCTACCACTTGTTTATACTTTCCTTCGTATAATTGCAAGAGATCATTTGGCCCCTTTAGAAAACTAAATGCTTCAACTAAGCATGCATATAATAAGCCATTGGGAAAATTTTGACTTAAGTATGTAGTAGTATTTGTACTTGATAAACCTTGATCTTTCAAGATATAATTTAATTGAATTTCATAATCAGAATCTGGAGTAGGAGCTACTACAATGGTATTTTGATCCCACATACTGTAATATTTTGGCTCTCCTGTAGCACCTGTAGAATTATATTCTGACATAAAACTTGTATCCCTATATTCTAAAAAATTTCTAGTACTACCTGATCCACCATTTACTATTTGTGCAGATCGAACTACTAATAAATTGTCAGGTGTATCAATAAATCTATTTGATGTTAATAAACTAGCCGTTGCATATCTTCTGTTATTATCAGAATCCACATCTCTTAAAATTCTAAATTCTGCATTTTCAATAAATCCATCTACAATAGTAGATGTTAAAACATTTGAATCTACTTCCGTATAGTCTCTAATTTTTTGTACTAATTCTGCGTATGTCATTATGTTGTTACCGTTACACTTCCTAATGAAACTAATGCCTGTCTTCTATTATTAACAGAAGATCCATTATCAGGTATCATACCATTGTTTGATTGAAATGCAAAGTCTCCAGGTAAAGTTAAATCTACAGTCATAAATCCACCATCTCCACTTTGAACTGTAAAAGTTTGTGGTCTTGCATTTAATAAACCTTGACCATCTGCTGTAGTTGGTTTTGGTTCTAACTGTGGATGCTTAGGTTCAAATTCTGAAATATGTACTCTTGATCCATTCCATTCAATAACCATTTCTTGATATGGAAATGCTTGTCCACTTCTATCTGAAATAAACTGTGCATATTTTCCTTTTGATAAATTAGACATTTGGATAATAATTTTTTGGAGTTATAAATGAACTTGATGAAGAACCATCTTCTTCTAATGCTCTTTGTAATTCATCTTCATACAATAGTTTCATTTGTTGAGTTAATTCTGGTTTAAATTTTTGTGATAAATAATACGCAAGTCCAGATACCATACATGGTACAAATCTATATGGTACATCTGCATTGTTTGAATAAGCCCCTGCATCCTGAATCCTGCTGACATAATAATAGTTTAACAGGTTTCCGGCTTCTGTGTTTCCGGGAGTTAAATATAAAGTAATTGTAACTTTATCAATAAATCTTTGTACAAAATATTGAGTAGGTGTTCCTGTTTGAGTTTTATTTGAAAGACCTTGATATGCAGATCTATTTATTTTTGTTAATGGAAAATCAACTCCAGATGAATTTCTATAAACAGCTTCTAAAATATCATCAACTCCATAAACAGCTGTGGCATCTGAAGTACCATCAGAAGTTGATCGATACATTGTATAATTATTTTGACCTGAAACTAATGTAATAGAATTATTTTTTACTTCCCAAAAATGCAAACCTCTATTACCCCATTCTTGAAACATTATGTTTAAAGAACGTCTTGCTGTTTTTATATCATTACCAGAATAATCAAATCGACCCATACGTTCATAGGCTTCAGTAATTATATCATCAATATAAAAACCTGATTCAAAGTTTGTTGTTCCAGAAGTTGCCATTTAAACCTCTTACTTATCTATCAATACAGTAGCTGCAACATCCGCACCGATTGCATTTACAGTCATAAAACCTTTAAATAAAATTCCATCTTCTGGAAGGTTAAATGCAAATACATCTCCTGCTGGACAACTGGATACAAATTGAGTTCCGTCTTCATCTTGTAAAGTAATTGACTGAGCAGCTGAAGCATTTGTATTTTCTACAATGATTCCTCTCAATCTAGTTCTTCCCGCGAAAACAGATCCAGTTGCTGTAAGTCTTACTGCTTTTACGTCACCTTTAGCTGCCATAATTTTTCTCCTTAAAATTTAAGGAGCCCCGAAGGGCTCCATATTAATTAACTTGCTGTAATATCAGTACCTGTGATTACTTGTTTCCAAGTTGTACCATTAGAAAAAGCGTAAACAGCATTTCCTGTGTATCCATTAGAAACGTAAATCATAACACCTTCATTACCAACTGCACTTAAAGTTTCTCCCGCTCTTGTGCCAGATGCGATAGTAACTGTAGATGCATTAGAAACAGTCCAAGGAACATTGCCACCTTGTTGAGTGTCATTAGCTCTTGTTGGAGTATTATTATTTGCTCCACCAATGAAACCGTTTAGGGCAACGACTGGTCCGTTAAATGTAGTTTGTGCCATAGTATCCTCCTAGTTAATTCCACATAGTCTCTAGGCCGTCGACTATACGCGTCTATGTAGAATATAATTTATGTATAGTGATTAATTTATATACTAGATTTTTATAGAGTGCAAGAGATCCCTAGGAATAACTAACTTTTCCAACGATGTATAAGTCCTAATTAACCAGCGTAAAGATGAATTTCACCATCTTTAGGATTAGTATGGACTTGTTCTTCCTGTTGCTTAATGATTGATCTAATTACTATTTTGATCTCATCACCAAGAACAGACATTTCAGGTGTTATTTGTCCTCTGTTTTCAAGAAACAACTCGTTCCATCTAGACTCGAGCTTCAGTTTCTTCGCGAACAATACCATGTTGTCCTGAGCCATTATTAACCTCCTCATAGGTTATATTAAAATCATTTCCGATACCTGGGTTTCGAAAATCATTCTGCTCCCATTTTATATCCGATTTTCCTAGAAAGTCAATAATAGGTTTATGTAGCTCTTCAGACGTATTTATTTCTTTATCGCTTTCTATTTCAAATTCAGTATGAAGTTTTTCAGTGAATATTTTTACTAAGTATTTATAAGTCATTTTTTCTTTCTATATTCTAAATGAGGCGGGATTGTGTCCCGCCTCAAATATTTTAATTATTATGCACCTGGTGATGCAAATACACCTCTATAGTCAGATACACCAAATGAGTATCTTTCTCTAGCTTTGTATCTTACGTTACCAGTATCGAAGTCGCCTTCCATAGCCGTTTTAATTGGGCTTCTGTCAAACATCTTCATTCCATTAGGTACATCTGTAATAATGTAGAACGCATCTGGGTCAGTTAAGAAATTGTTCACTCTGTAACCTTGAGGAACCATTCCCATAGAAACGATTGCGTTAACATCATTATCAGCAGTTCCGACTCTACCTTGAGATTTCATTAATCTCTCAGCAGTGAATTGTAACTCAGAAGGAATAATCATTTTAACACCTCTTGCAGCAATTTTTAGACCTCTTTCGTCTGTCATTGCAGCAATGTCAATTAATGATTGCTCTAATGAAGTTTCATTCAAGTCAGCAGCCGTTGCTAATGTGTTTGATACAGTACCAGAAATAGTTGGGTGGTTTGTTGCAAACAACGCCGAACCATCACCTGAAGTGAATGTACCGAAACCATTAATAAACGGTTGTACCGCTTTAACTTGTTTAGTATTCGCCATAGATCTAGCTAATGCTTTTGTATATCTACTAGCAAGTCTGTCATACAAGTTATCCTCAATTGCTTCTTCAGTTATAGAGAAGGCAAGAGCCACAGTTTCGTGTGTGTATCTTGCAGTGAAAGTCTCTTGAGCATTGTCAAAAGTTACTCCACTACCTTCCGGCTTAACTTGAGCTTGAGCAAAACCTGATAACATAACTTCTTCTTCAAACGCTCTGTCTGAAGATTCAGTAGTGTATATTTCAGCATGCTGATTTTCATAACGTTTATACTCCAGGCCAAATAAGGCATTTAGACCTGGTTCTAGTTCTTTAACTAGTTGTCCTCTACTTATCGCCATTATTATACTCCTGTAGTTACTTTAAGGAAGTGCTCATTAATAGTACAAACTACATTAGCATTAGATGCTAATACACCTGCTGAGGCAATATTATCGTTTTCGTCATCTTTAGTGATGCCGATAACTTTTAATTGACCATCAGATAGTGATAATGATGCTCTATCCAATTCAACTTTAGACAAATAGTTTGCAGAGTCACCAGCTGTATATTCAATATCAGCACATGAAAATACTGCAGCAGTTGCAAAAGTTGAGTTTACTTGTATCTCAAACCTTTCATAAGGGTCATCACTTACGAATCCAACAATGTCTGTTGCAGTGTTAGATGCATTTAAATGATTTGCCCATGTAGGTTTACTAGTTGTAGCGTCAGTATAAAACACACCGTTCAATGAACCTAGTAAAGTGTCACCTGCCGCAGCTACTCCAATCGTTCCTGTGTTCACCGCTTGAACTGGATCGTTTTGGTAAATAGCTGTTGCAGAAGCTGCAATACTATATTCACTTAAACCTTGAGCGTCTCTATTCTGACCTACTTTTCCAATCGGTCTTAGACCGAATGCAGCGTCTTGATTCGCCATAGTAGTTGTCCTCCTTAGACATTAGTTAGTTTAAGTGTATTCTTGTTGGGTAGGAATCGTTAAAAAATTAACTTTTCTTTGTACCACCAAAAGTTACACGAGTCTGTCTATCAATATTGATAGGCATACTTGGGTGCTGTTCCTTCATAAGGTCGTTATCTACTGCCTCAACGTTATCATTACCTTGTTTAACATAGTAATCGTTACGTTGTTTTGCGATCTCTTCAGGTACCCTTGCCAGCACAAGGCCGCCAACTCCGATCACTCCCTTATATTTACCGTCTTCTACAATTGGAAAGTCTGATTCTGGATATTCATCAGATCTCACTAACTCATATCCTGATCTTATTCTTCCTGAAATATTTTTAGTATCTTGGAAGCCTAAGCTTTCAGCTCTTAACCATCTATGTACAAAACCTGTTGGTGCAGGGGGTGCATCTAAAGATGATGGTGGAGTCCAAACTTTTTTTCGAGATTCTTTTTCTCTAGTCTGACTCGCACGGGAAGTTCTTTGTTCATTTTCATTACTCATATGCTTATACCTCCTTCGTGATATTTAATTGTTTCGCATATTCTTCAAGTGGCACACCTAATTTTTTAGCGATTGCTACTTGTGATGGTGTGAGCCTCACAGTTCTGCGACCAGTTTTTGTACTTCTTTTTGCCGAAGCAACTGTTTGTACCGGCTTGGCCGTTTCCGTAACCTCTTTTGTATCAAACTTATGAGGAAATTCAAGTCTTATTCTCTTATCTATTTCTTCATAATATTCATCACTTGATGGGTCAAAACCTTCCTGTTCAGTCAATTTTTTATGTAAATCAAAAGCAGTATAGGTCATCGCTGTATCTTGACCGAACCATGTATTTTTAGATGCCCATGATTCAGCTTTAGGATCAGGAGTTCCTTGTGCTGCTTCTTGTCTATTTAAATTAATTTCAGGAGTTCTAACTTCTGTTTCTCTTTGCTTATTATACTCTTCTTGTTGAGCTTTAGCTTCTAAGAATTTTGTTTGTTTGTAAGCATATTCTGAGATTAAAGATTGAGCTTCTACTTCAGCATTAATATCACCTGCTTCTCTAGCTGCAGCTAATTTTGATTTTGCTGCTTCTAAACCAGATTTAATTCCATCTTCAGTAGTTTTTAAAAAGCTTGGTTCAATTTTAGAGAGTTTTTGTTCTGCTTTTTCTTTATCAGTTAAAACAGATTTAGCATAAGTTAATGCTTCATCTTTTTGTCTCTCAGCTTCTCTCCATTTTTTTGTAAGCTTCGCTATTCTTTTTTGAACGCTTTCAGAATATTGAGCTAACTCATCTTCTTTTGGAGCTTCTTTTTTATCTTCTTCTTTTGCTTCAACTTTAGTTTCTTCTGGTTGTTCTTCGACAACTTCAGTTTTTGTTTCTTCAGCTGATGTTTCTATTTCTGGTGTTTCAGTTTCTTTAGAATCATTTTCTAATTCTATTTCAGCACCTGGACCAGATGTGTCGATATCGACAGTTTTATTTTCTTCTTGTTGCATAGTTTCCTCCTAGTATTCCTATGTTTAATATTGATGAAGTATGTCTTCAGGATTGTCGATGGTTGCTAAAACTTCATCATCATTTAGCAATCTTACTTCCCCGCCATCGATCTGGATTCTTGATCCAGCATATCTTGCAAAAATTACCCAATCACCTTTTTTACACCAAGGGCCTTCTGGAAATTTTTCTTTATCATAACAATGTGGACCCATAGCAAGAACTAATCCACAAGTAGAACCTACTTGTTGTCTTTCTAAAGTTTCTTGTCCAAGAAATAATCCACCTTTAGTTTTTTCAGGCATTTTAAATGGAAGAACTAACATTCTCCATCCAGTTGGTGCAGGTAATTTATTTGATTCTTTTGTTTTTAAACGTTCATAACCATCAACTTCTTTTTGATGATCTTCTTTGTATTTATCTAATAATGCCGACTTAACTTTTGGGGTTTCCGAAGTCGACGACGTTTTCTGGTCTTTCAATATCATTTTTTTGCTCCTTAGGTTTTAGCAGGTTAGAGATTTCCTGTGATATTCTTAAATAGGCATGTGCCTGTCCCATCATATACTTGTATTTTTCCATATTGTCAACACCGCCACCAATCATATTGTCGCCGATATTTTGATAAGACTCTTTTAAAAATTTTTGTAATTTATGTATTATAATTGTTTCTTCATTTAACATATGCTTTTTTACCTTGGTTTATTCCTTTCTTAATTATATAATCTTGTGTTCCATTCGCACCTGTCTCTACCTCTTTTT